ATGAAAATAACCAAGCAAACAGCCTATCGACATACCGTCGCACAACGGGCGATGCGTATGGAGGAGATCGTGGCATGGGTAAAGGATGAGCGGACGAGGGATAAGCTTGCGCTCTTTCGAGAGAAATTAAGGCGGGCTTATCCCGACAAACGGTATCCGTTTACCCGGAAATTACCTCAGTTGCTCTTTGCCGGAACTTTTCGAAAAGGCGAGTTGAAGGAGTATAATGGCTGGATTTTGCTGGAGATCAATCGATTGAAGAGCATAGAAGAGGCTTTGTCCTTGAAACAAAAAATAGTGGAATATCCGCAGACACTGTTCGCTATGATCGGCTCTAGCGGACGGAGCGTGAAGTTCGTGGTGGCTTATACCTATCCCGACGGGTCGCTTCCCCGTTCGCGTACGGATGCCGAGGTTTTTCATGCGCACGCTTACCGACATGCGCTCAAGACGTATGAGCCTCGCCTTTCTTATCCCATCGAGCTGAAACGTCCGGTGCTGGAGATGGGTTGTCGCCTCAGTTATGATGCCGATGTGTATTACAATCCGGACGCTCTTTCCATTCATCTGGAGCAGCCTGTGGCTATGCCCGACGAAAGCGCCTACCAGGAACGGTTCGAAAAACGGGTGCCGGTACCGGTAGAGAGTGCCGGGCAGACGCTTTATGACCAATACCGTTACGTTGCCATCCAATATGAATTCGCTTTGCAGCGGGCTTTGGAGGAACATGGAAGTTTGAGCATAAAGGTGGATTTCAAACCTTTGTTGGTCACTCTTGGAAGACTTTGTTTCGCGGCTGGGGTAGAAGAGGAGGATTGTGTGAAGTGGACGATGCTTTATTGGGGGAATCTGATCTCGGAAGTGGAGATCCGGGAGACCTTGAGGCAGTCGTATCGGTTAGCCTCCGATTCGGACTTTGGTTGTACGTCCCTTTACAAGCCGGAGCAACTACAGAGCTTGAAAATGGAGGAGTTTATGAACCGTCGTTACGATTTCCGGTACAATCTGATGTCTGGCGGACCGGAATATCGGGAGAAAAACACCTTCTGTTTTGACTATCGTCCCGTGACGGATCGTGTGTTGAACAGTATCGCTTTGAATGCCCAGAAAGAAGGATTGCAGCTATGGGACAGGGATGTACGGCGTTTTGTCTTTTCAGATCGCATCCCGGACTATGCGCCTATCGAGGACTATTTGACCCGCTTGCCCGTGTGGGATGGCAAGGATCGCATCCGTCCGCTGGCCGCACGCATCCCTTGCGACAACGTACGGTGGGAACAGTTGTTTTACACTTGGTTCCTGTCGATGGTAGCGCACTGGCAGGGACGTGACAAACAGCATGGCAACAGCCTTTCCCCGCTCTTGGTGGGCGGGCAGGGGTGCGGGAAGTCCACGTTCTGCTTCAACCTGTTGCCACCGGACTTGAATAAGTATTACACGGACAGCATCGATTTCAGCAAGAAGCGGGATGCCGAGCTGTATCTTACCCGTTTCGGATTGATCAATATTGATGAGTTCGACCAAGTGAGCGCGAGGCATCAAGGCTTCTTGAAGCATCTGTTGCAGAAGCCGGTCGTAAATGTGCGCAAGCCTCATGCCACGCAGGTGGAATCGGTGAAACGTTATGCTTCCTTTATCGCTACGAGCAACCATACGGATTTGCTGGGCGATCCTTCCGGCAGCCGCCGTTTCATTTGTATCGAGGTGAAAGGGATGATAGACAATGCCCAGCCTATCGATTATCTCCAGCTCTATGCGCAAGCGGTTGCCGCCTTGAATAATAACGAGCGTTATTGGCTGACGCATGAGGAAGAGGTCTCGCAGATGCAAGCGAACGAGGCGTTTCAACAACGTCCTTTGTTCGAGGATCTGTTTTTTCAATATTATCGTCCCGCTTCGCATAATGAGGAAGGTTTGAAGATCTCAGCCGGAGAGATCTACCTATCGCTGCAAAAAAAGAGCGGCGTAAAACTTCCGATGAGCAATGTCTCCGTCTTTGGTCGTTTCTTGAAAAAGATAGGGCTTAAGACGCAGTTAGCGAGTAGGGGACGGTTGTATTTAGTGGTCGAAAAGTAGTAAATGATGGTAGATGTAAGTTGTTGGTGGTAGATGTTTTATTATCTACCACCATTAGATAAGTGGTTTATAGCTAGGGACTTTTAAGGGTAATGGTAGATGTGGTAGATGATTTCGTATTATTTAAATTCATACACATCTTATGGGATACATCCCCGGCTTTCAGCTATAAACCGCGATAATAATTTATCCCACTTCTGGATCTTCCCAAACACCTGTTTTGTTCATTCGATAGCTTCTCTCTATCTTTTGGGAAGAGTCTGCCTCCAGCGCATAGAGTATTTCACGACAGAACTCCAGAGTGGCAAATCCGTTGGCGGTTACAATGTTTCCGGCTCTGACAGCCAGTTCATCCATATAAAGATTTTCACCTGTATAATTAACCCCCGCAAATTGTTTGAGGTAATCCAATCCGTTGCTGGTATGATTTACATGGTTCAAGAAACCGTGCCTGCCAAGAAAGACGGAGGCGTTACAAATTCCGGCCACCAGCCTCTTCTTCTCTATGGCCTCTTTAACCAGAGGGACAATGGTTTCGGCTTCCGGAGTGAACCAGCTCATGCCACCTATTAATACGATTCCTGCATAATCGGCCGGAATGTCATGGATCCCATAGTCGGGCAGCACCTTGAACCCTCCGATCGATACAACCGGCTCTTTCCTGACAGATACGGTTTTAACTATATATTTGCTTTCACTTCCGGGCTCAACACCTAAATTGAGGTTGGGAGCGATATAAGCCCCTTCCCAATCGGCAAAGTCTTTTAACAAGACGAATAGAATTTCTTTTTTCATTATTTATTGTATTTATCGAAGTTATACTTCTTTCTAATCTCGTTTTGCTCGTCAGGCGAAAGAGATTTGCGATCGATACTTATTTATCCTTTACGATCTCATGGAGTATAGCCACCTTTTCTTGCTCGGCCTTTAACAATCGCTCGTAAAGCTCAACTATTTTATCAACGGGATTGAATGTCAGATGGAGAGACTATAATTCTCTATTTAGGGTTTAATTATTCCAATGAACTCTCCGATAACTTTAAATTCATTACAGTCCACATTATCGATTGAAATAGATTTATAGTCCTTGTTTTTGGGCTCAAGAACTATTTTTTCGTGTTCCCATTCTCCAGTTTCAGAATATTTCTTTAGGCTGGTATAAGTTTTAATAGAATAATTACCTACGTTATCGCCATCATAGAAGTTTATGTGCTGGGTTAAAACTATTTTTCCTTGTCTACTACCAACAGGGTTTGCTCTGAACACGCAATAATCTCCATCATGAATTGTTGGTTCCATTGAATTACCTTTGGCTTGTACAACAAACATATTTTTGTCTAATTTTCCCAGATTTGATACTTTTATCCATCCTAATTTATTTACTTCATCACCCTCTCCAAAATAGCCACATGCTGCTTGAATTGTATATAATGGAAGATATTCGGAAAATTGGTCTTCTGGTATAATATCTTCACAGATCTCGATTGTTTTAACTTTTTCTGTAAATAATAGCTTCTCTGTATTATGCTTAATAACAGGAAAAAACTGTTTTAAATAATTCCTTAAGGAGTCATTACATACGTAAATATATGTACCTTCCAGACCTCTTTCTAAGATAGTTGTATAGATGTTCTTTATGTAAGCAAGTAGAATGGAATCATTCTCTATTCCCATTTTTCCCTTGTTGTCTTTATATCTCTTTTTATAAATAAAAATACGATTCTTTTCATTATCATAATCAATTTCTGGTCCTAGAATAATACCTGCATAATTAAGATCGAATCCTTGAGTTGTATGGATACAGCCAATTTCATTGATTGAGTTTGGGGAATTGATCCAATCTGTATCTGTTCTGTTCCATATATATTTATAACCATTAATCTCTATGTCAAATAGATTCTCTTTTATTATTGAGCTTAATGATTTTCCTTTTGTTTTCCAATCCCAAGCATATCCTGCTATATTTCTGCAAAGTCCGACTTCCTTATTTTTCTTTTTTATCTCAGATATCATGTCGTCAACATCTTCATATAATTTCAGATCATATTCTTTAAAAGTAATTTTTAACTTTTGTTTGCAATTTAAAATATTCTGGATATATTGAATATAATCATTTCCTCCTTTACAACGAAGTTGAGAAGTCAGTTTATACTTGTAATTATGTTTATTTTGAAGTAGAAGAAAAAATCTTTCAGGATCAACATCTGTTGGTTTGATGGATTGTCCTGAATCATAGAAGAAAAATTGATATTTGCTCTTTTTTAAGATCCAATCAAGCTCCGTCCCTTTCTTCCCTAATCCTAAAATCTCATTCTTATGATCAAAAGCTTTATAGTCTCCGGGGCTAGCTAAACCATATCGTTGTCTTAATCTATGAGATTCATCAATAATCAGAATATCATATTTGTCTTGTGAATTAGCGACATCTGCGGGACTAAGAACCATATTGGGACTTAATCCTTTAATACCTTTGAATACCTTTTTTAATGTCTTACGAAAATTTTGCATAGGGACAACATATCCCATTTTTAAATTATAATTGAGCCCATTTGCGATTAAGTTAAGGTCTTCTTCCAAATTATTTTCCTCTATAGCCCAATTAGTCTCATTTTGAGCATCTACTAAAAGTTTTAATAAAAAGATACCTAAAATGGACTTTCCTGTTCCTGCTCCACCATCAATAATGGATATTCGGGGAATACCATTGGATAGGTCTGTTTTCAATCTTTCGATTATTTGGTATGTTATCTTATATTGTTCTTCTGTTAATGTCTTATATGGAGAATATTTAAACAAATCACTATTTTCAATGATTCTAATATCTTGAGTAACTATATTGTGTTTTTTTAAAATTTGCCAAATGTACTTGAATTCTTTTTGGTATTCCTCTCGTTGATAGTAATGGTGAAAATGTTGACCTCCATTTCCATTTTGTAACTGATATTTACCATCAGAGGCAATATATTTGATAAGAAAAGCTTCAAGATCTAAAATTACGGATTTATTAAAAGCAGGATTGTGGATAATATGAATGCTTTTAAGTTTTTTTCGTTTTGGATTATTCCAATGCTGATTTATGCGATTACATATATTAGTTGTTTCTCCAATATATGCCAACCTTTTTCCTTTATCTTCTATTATATATACAACAGGCCATTTGTCTCCGAATGTTGATTCTTTCAATTCGGAAAAAGTCTTTTTATTAAAAATGTAATCTGTTATTGTTGTGTGATAATTTCTAATCATAATTCGCTATATTTCTTTGCACAGCCTTTTGCTTTGTCTATAGGATACTTTTCTGCGTTTCTTTTTAGTTTAGTTAAGACGATGTCTTTAATGTCTAAATTATATTTATAAGCAATTAAGAAAGCATAGTTAATGATGTCTGCTAGTTCCTCTTTTATTTTATCTATTTTAACATCTTCTGCGCTTTTCCATAAAAATGCTTCGTTTAGCTCAGAGGCTTCAATAGAAAGAGCAAGAGCTAAATCTTTGCCATTATGGAACTGATCCCAATCTCTATCTTCTGAGAATTGAACGATTTGTTCCATGATCTCGTTTATGTCAGATTCTTTGCTTTGCATACTTTATCCTTTTGGGTTCAATAATGACAAAGTTAGAAAAACTATTGAAATAATAAAAAAGGAAATCTTAAATAGTTTTAGATGTGATGTGGAGAAGTTTATATTATAATTAATAGATTTCTTCTGTATTTTATTTGCCGATGCAAAATGTTCTTTATTTGATATAATCTATTGATTTATAGTGTATTTGTTGTTTGGTGCGTGAGTGAGAGCAACAAAGTAGCAACAAATTTGTAAAAGCACACCTCTTTTGTGTTGTTCTCAGGTCTCAAAGATACGGATTTTGTTGCTCTCCGCAAAATCATTAATCAAGGTTGGTTCATTCCCCGATGAAGCGTGTTATAAAGTCTCCCATTATCTCTGCAAGGAAGAAGATGACTTCACGAAAACAGGGTGTCCGTAACCCGTGAACACCCTGCCTTGCTATCAGAAAGTTATTTTCATCGAATTTTCTGTATGTGCCGCCTAAATCTTTTATCGGTGTAAATTATCATTGCCGGAATCATCGGGGCACATAGAACGCCATTCGGCGTTGGCTGACTTCTTGATATTATTTCCGTGTGTGTCTTTATTTGATAAATTCAGAAGCAACCCACAAATCTATTTCTTTATCCCAATCAACTTTTACTCGAATTTTATATTTTCCAAATTTAGCCTCAATCAATTTACAATCATTTGTTGGCTTTATTATAAAAACCTTTTCTGATAATATCATTTCTTCCAATCTGCTTTCGTCTTTTCTATTGCATACCTTGTTTAATTCTGCAAAATCATCTTCACTGACAGCGGAAAGACATTCTTGAACCACATAGACCTTATCTCCAATATTGGGAAGTTTCTTGCCGTTCCCACAAGAAAGGAACAACCCCATAGATATAATTGATAAAATAATTAACTTCATAATAAATATTTGTTTGCCGCCTCAATCAGAGCGTCGGCGTGGTTATAAATGTCGTTTATTGATTGAATTTTTATCATCTGTTCCGCTTTGTTATCATCAATGATTGCGAGCCGTTTTCTTGTGGGAGGGTCAAAATAAAAACGGCAGACGGTCTTCCGAACATTATTGTCTATGGAAACCCCGAAATAAGAACGTGTATCTTTATAAGTGATTCGTTCAACCGGGAAAACGTTTCTCAGAAGTGATTTCACGATATAGAATGCTTCCAGTTCTTCCGCTGTGGTTACAATGCCGTTGTCGGGTTGTTCTTCATCTGTCGGCTGTTGAACTGTTGTGATGCTCTGTTCTGCAGGCTGTTCTTCGTCTTTTATGGCGGCTTTCAATCGGTCTGATATTATATCGCTAACATAGTTGTTGATTGTGCGTTTTACAAGCGTTGAGAACTGTTCAAGCACTTTAGGGGTAAATACCCCATCATACACTTGCTTCCCGAAAAAACGTACAAAATCAGGGGAGGGGGTCGTGAACTCTTTCCCGATGACGGTTCTCAGTTCCCCCATGTATTTAAGTTCGCTCGCTGAACTCAAAATCATATCAACATCAAAATACGATTTGTGGAACTTCTTCAATTCTTCTATTTGCGTGTCTTTCAGGTCAAGCATATTGATTTCCAAAAACGGTTTATCATCCATAATATTAGGTTCTGAAAGGTCTGTGTAGAACCTATATGTTATACCGTTTGTCAGGACACCGAATTTAGCCTTTGAGACGTTGAAGTAACGCAGCAGTTGATTGTCATGCAGGTTCAGGTCTTGCTCCCAATGTTTGCATTCAATAAGTATTATCGGCTCGCCGTCTCTCATTATGGCGTAGTCAATTTTCTCGCCTTTCTTTGTGCCGATGTCACAACACATTTCAGGCAATACCTCCAAAGGGTTGAAGACATCATAACCCAATGCGTTTATAAAAGGCATAATCAAAGCCGTCTTTGTCGCTTCTTCTGTCGGAAGATTGGCTTTGAGGGTATCAATGCGCTCCGAGATTTGTTTAATTGAATCTTTGAAATCCATATATCTGTTATTTAACGGTTCTTCTTATAGTGGTTGCCGTTGTTCACAGATACACACAAAAAACGTGGGCATTCCTTGTCGGTAAGAGGCATCGCCAAACGCCCAGTAACTCTACAAAGGAAATGCCCACGTATATGACGTGGGCATTCACCATTGCTTTTGAGTTACTTAGAAATTTTGGCGATTTTCTTACCTCAAAACAATAGCAAACGCTATACTTTTCAAATATGTCGGTTCAAAGATACTGATAATTGCCAAAATTCCGATATAATTTACGATTTTATTTCTTTATAAGTTAATCAGATAAGCCATTTTACAAAGGATAAAATCTTTTTCCTGTAAACTATAACAAGAATGAAAAGAATGACCCAAAAGCCGTAAATCTGTATTTTCTGCCACCAAGTAAGGTCTCGGGGAACTTTCACGATTTTTGTCTCTGTTACGGTCTTTGTCTTATAAATAGTGCTGTCTTTGCGTTCAACGGGCTTTTCAAACTCTACGGGCTTTTTCTGCGGCTTAGTCTTCAAGTCATGGTATAAAGTTCCGTCAGGGTTTATCCGAGCGTTAGAAGTTGCGTAATCGTTTTCAAGATACGATGTACTATCGGCTGTTTCACGTTCTGACGTTTGTGCCGGTATCTCAATAAAGACAGTATCGGGTACGTATTCAATACGGGTTTCAACCCTAACGTCCACGCTGTCTTGTTGATGAATGTTTTCAGAAAGGCGGCGGCTTGAAGCACAGCCGCCTATAATGAATGTTAACAGTAAGAGTAAGGGAAGATGTTTCATTTTCAGATTGTCTTTAAGTAGTTGATAATACCTTTGACATGAAGACTGACAATCGTTTCTTTTCCCGCTTCTGACAGAAGAAACGCCACGTCTTCTTTATTGTCCTGAAAAAGGTTCTCAGTCAGAACGGCGGGGCATTTCGTGTGTTTCAAGATATATAAATGCCCCTCTTTGTCGGGGTCTCCGTCCGTTGTGTCCTTTCTAATTTTGAAGTCTGTTTCTTCTGCCGCCTTATACAGACAGTCTGCCTATTTATCGGCGGCTGTCTGACCGACAGAAGTCCACGCTTCCCATCCACGTGCGTTCATCCATTGAGAACCGTTTCCCGCTGCATTACAATGAATAGAAACGAGAATGACGTTCTTCGTTCCTATTCTGTCACAAATGGAATTTACACGCCGACACCGTTCGGATAGGCTGATGTCATTTTCTTCTGTGACGATACGTTCAGCGTCAAAGCCTCGTTTCTTCAACTCTGATACAACTTTTTCGGCGATTTCTCTTGCGTATTTGTACTCTCTCAAAGAGCCGTCAGGGGAACGCTTGCCCGCCGTGTCAACCCCGTGACCATTGTCAATTAGAATTTTCATACTCGTTCTTATTTATATTCGGGTAATAGGTATTGAATATTCATCGCACATCGGTGCATAATCTCTCTCGCTTCATCTTCTGATACATGAATCGGGCGTGTGAACTCACAGAAGATTGAACCGACCCAATCATGCTTGTTGTCATTTAAACGCTTTACCACAGCCGCCTCGCATCCGTAACTTGATAGGATTGATTTTGCGTATTTGTCTTGAACCTGTGTGTCTATATCCGTGATATACATAAATAGGTTTTTAACCATATCAGAACTGAATTTAGCCACGTCAGCGATACGGAGATTTTGTACGTGTGGCTTCATTGGCTCAACGCCTTTGCGTTTTACTTCATAATAAATTGATAACAGACTTTCATTGCCCAACGGGTGGGGCTGAACAATATAAACTCTGTCAGCGTCAAGTTCGTGAAGAATATTCCATAATTCCCCGTAAACGATAGAAGAATTATCGGCTCGGCGAATGCTTTTGATTTCTTCATCTTTTCTGAACTTCTCAATTTTTAAGTCCGTGAGCTTGTTTTTCGTGTACTGATTATAAGCAAACCATGCGGCGATGATTGTGCCTATTGCGCTGATAATAGCTGGTAAATATTCCAT